CAGCACGCCGGCCAGCATCGGCTCGGGCAGCTGCTCGGCCTGCATCCCGGTGGCCAGCACGAACGGCACCCCGCGCGCCGACAGTGCCGCAGCCACCGGCTCGCTGGTCTCATTGCGGGCCAGGCGGTAATCGAGCAGGGCCACGTCCGGGGTCGACGCCTGCAGCAGGCGCAGCGCTTCAGCCACGCTCGCGGCCAGCCCCACCACCGTCGCACCGGCATGCACCAGCTGCATCTGCAGCAGTGCGGCACTCATCTCGTCGTTCTCGACCACCAGCACCCTCAGGTCCTGCAACACTGTCATCGGCTACCGCTCCTGGAGGCATTCAAGCCGCCGCAGTATAGCCATGACAGGGCCGAAGCCGACAGGACGCGCCCCGATCGGCCTCCCCACTATGAAAGCCATGCCGACCTCGGTTACACTCGCACGCTGCCTGCCGGTGTGGCGGAATGGTATACGCAGCTGACTCAAAATCAGCCGGGGGTGACCCCATGAAGGTTCGAGTCCTTTCACCGGCACCAAACGCCCTTGTGGCGCAAGGCTTTCAACGGAATTGGCGTAATGGAGTCGTGAATCGACCGACTCCTGTCATTTTTCCTCTACCCCCTGATCTTCCCCTCATCCTTGGCCGCCAAGATAGCCGCGACTTCCTGTCGCAGTCTGTCCTGATGCCGAATCACCCATAGCTCCATCCCAGCCCTGCCCGTCCACTGGGTTTCGCAGGTCCTCACGGTCTGATGCCAGCGGTCCTTGTGGTAGTCCAGCGTCACCTGCCACCGCAGCGTGTCCACGCGCTGGCTGATCCTGGCAACGCCCACACTATTGTGGCTGATCGTCACTGGGATCTGCTCAAGGCCAGAGGCGTACTGCCATTTGAAGTCGGGAGGTAGTTCCATCCCGGGGAGGATACGCCTCCCCGTCTCAGGGGCTGCGATCAGGCCTTTGCTTCGAGTGCTGCCAGTCGGGCGTCCAGCGCTTCGACCTTGGACGCCTGCAGGTCGTTCTCCGCCGCCAGCGCCGCGACCATGAAGCACAGCAGCTCTTCCTTTCGGAAGCTGTAGCGGTCGCCAGCCTCGCGGGCTGGGGTCAGCTCGTTGCCTTCGTCGTCGTAGGTGGCAGGCTCTGCCTCCCAATCGTCGTAGCAGATGAACGAATAAGCGAACGGATCAAGCTCGCGCGCCGCCATCACCGCCATTGCAGCCTGCACAGTCGGGCCAGCATGCAATCGGTCGCCGGTCAGCCACTCCCAGATGGCCGGAAGCCGGGCCAGCTCCGAACCTGCCTTGCGCTCAGCCTCGGACAGATGGCGCGGCTCGGTCTTTAGGCGGGCGTCGGATGAGCTGATTGTGGTGTTGGTTGCGAAAACCGTTGTCCACAGATTCGAAGCCGTGCCACACGACATCACATTGGTGACATTAGGCTTGATGTCCGTGTGTGCGATTGAGAAGAATCTAGTGGGGGCTGATCCATCGGAAACATTCGAGCAGCCAATTAGGATGTCCGCCCCTCGGGCGCGGATGTCCGACCTGCGCTGAGAGCCAGCGGTTCCAAACAGCATCGAAATTCCGGTCGAATCCCCCCCCGGCTGGCCGTAGATGATGCTGCCAGTCGCACTCAGGTTCCACGTGTGCTGGGAGTTCCATGTCTTGTATCCATTGACCGTTTCATCTCCAACCAAGCCAACCGCCTGAATCGCCGTCCTCTGCGCCGCCTGGGTGGTTGCCGCAAGAAGGGTGCGGCCTACGCTGGTCAGGTCGTAAGTCGCCCATGCCGAGCCGGTGTAGTAGATCGACTTGTCGGCGGCATAGGTCAGGCCCGCGATGCCGGTCAGGTCAGCGTCCAGTGGCTGGTAAGCGAGCGCCGCAGCCGGGCCAGTCAGCAGCGGGGTAACCGTTCCGCCGTTGTTTTTAGTGGACGGGACGCCGCTGGCATCAACAAATAGTGTCGTCTTGCTTGCAGGCGGGGTCGTGGCCGAGGCGCCAGCGGTATTGGTAAGAACGAACATCAGGAAACCTCCACAAGGACGCCATCGACCGTCATCGTTGCCCCCGTCCCGAACTCAATCGGGAGCGTGAACAAGGCCTGCCGGTTCTGCGGGACGAGATAGTTGGTGTTGTTGGCGAGGAAGAACGGCACGGCGCCGCCCTCAACTAGCTGCGTGTATTGGGCTGAGGTGAGGTGGTAGTACTCGCCCGAGGTGCCGCCCTGCAGGCCTGGCAGGCTGTTGTGGTCGGGGGTTGCCCCGCTGCTGGCTTGGAGCGCGCCAAACTTGCTGACCGGCGCGAAGGTGGCGCTCCCCAGCAGCCCCAGCAGGCCGCGATTGATGATCAGGTAGCACCGCAGGATCCCGTTCTCGGCGATGTTCTGCTCGGTGTTGAATGCATCGATGGTGATGCCATTGATCGCCGCCTGAGCGCTGGAATAGAGCTGCTGGCCGTACTGGATACGGGTTTGTCCCGACTGGAACAGGCTGATCCGCTGGACGTGCCACTGGTTCCCGAGGATCGGGATGTTGGTCAGGACACCCGGAGAGCTCTCGTACTGATTCGGGTTGATGCTGGTGGTGTCAGCGCCCTCGGTGCCATTGCTCAGCCGGTAGCGGAACGTCAGCGCCGTCTGCGAGCTCTGGCTGACAACGTGCGGGTCCAGGTTGTTGGCCTGGAAGTTGGAGCCCATCTTGAAGATGGATCCACCCGTCTTGTTGATGTTGAGGTTGGCGCCATTGGCGCTGTAGACGTTGCCCGTCAGGTTCAGCGGCCCCACCGCCATCATCAGGTCGCCAATCTGATTCACCCCGGCCCGGATCGTGGCCGCCTGATCGTTGATCGCGTTGAGGTTGACGTTGTTGCTGTGCACCAGCACGCCGATCTGGGCAATGGTGCGTCGCTGGGCGTTGGAGAACGGGCTTGTCTGCTGGACGATGGTGCCGCCCGGCATCTGGATGCCAACATAGGTCGCATTCGCCGAGGCGATGTAGGTCACCACCTGGGCCGAGAAGGGCCCGACCGTCAGCAGAACCCGGGTTGGCTGCGTCGGGGTGACGCTCCAGTCCGTGTAGCCGATCACCGCCTGCGCCATATCGAACCGGGCGTTGTTGCCCGCGTTGATCGTCAGCGCGCCGCCGTTGATGACGCCCGTTGACTCAAACAGGGCTGGCCGATGCCAGCCGCGCTGCCCGGCCGAGTTGGTGCTGTACTCGGTCAGCGCTGCCGGGGTGGCCTGGTCGTTGTCCAGCTGCAGGATGATCCCGCCCGACCCGTTCGGCGTCACCTTGACGCTGTTCGGTCCGGTTACATCGCTGGGCTGCAGGGCGGTTTTGGCCTCATCCAGCGCCGCCAGCACCTCCGGAGCCAGCGAAAGGGTCGGCAGGCCAGCAGCCGCATTCCCGTTCGCCACGTCGATCTGCTGGGCCGTGCCGGTGATCGTGGCGGCCTTGGTGCCAGTGACCCGGCCCTTCCCGTCTCGGGTGATCGCCAGTAGCGTGCCGGCGCCAGAGTCGGGAACGTCAGCCAGTCCGAACGTGGTCACGCCATCGGGGTCGACAGTCTTCGTCAGCTCGCCGCCGTTGACCGTGATCGTTCCGGAAACCGGGAACCAGCCCTTCGTGCCATTCGGACCGGTGCCGTAATACTGAGTGTTGCCTGGGGCATCCGAATCGTTGTCCAGAGTGATGATGACCACATGCCCTGGTTGGGCGATGCCATTCACCGTGATGGATTGCTCGCCGAGGAGCTGGAAGCTGAGGGCGCCCCCGTCTTCCAGCGCCGCTACTCGGGCCGCAAGGGCCTCATAGAGCGCACGCAGGTCATCATTGGATTGGGCCGAGGCCAGCCGCAGGAAGTAGTTCGCCCATGCCTGCGTAACCCGCCCTGCCTGATCGACTACCGGCTGGTCAAAGCGCGGCTGCTCTCCAGGGAATCGGTTAGCCATCAGCTGGCTACCTTGCCAATGGCGCTCCACGCCACTGGGAACGGGCTCATCAGCCGGTATTCGCTGGTGTTCTCAACGATGTTCAGGTCCCAGTAGATGGTCAGCTGGGTCGTGCTGGAGGTCCAGCCGAGAACGCCAATGAATCCCGCTGCCACCACGCCACTACCGCGATTGATCCCAACCGTGCAGTACGGCGGCGTCACATAAGCAGCAGGGAACGTGATGACCACCGAGGAAATCTTCGTGCCAGTGGCAGGGATGGTGCCGGTCCCCCACTGCTGCAGGATGGTGCCCGTCTTGACTGAGTTGTCAGTGACAACCGGCACGGTCGGATAGGTCGGGAACGCCTGCAGGACGTACACGCCACCGCTGGCAACCGGGACCTTGCCGTCCGAGCCGGTCGGGTCCGGCAGCTGCAGCACATCGCCCCACAGATAGACCGAGCCGTCGTTGGTCAGGAACTTGCCAGCCTCCATCGGCGGGATCACGGCTTGGCCGGTCGAGCCGTCGCTGACATCACGGGTCCAGATCACAGCGCCCAGGCTGTCGGTCAGGCGCACCGAGTAGGAGCCGGACAGCCAGATATTCACGTTGGCCCGGCCAGAGCTGTCCAGCGGCACCGGATTTGCGTTCGGGATCGTCAGCCCCTGATCCGACCACGTGAGCTTCGGCGTGGTCGTGCCGATCTCGTAGAACTGCAGGAACCCACCGGCCACCGGCTGGTTGCTCAGCAGGTCGAAGTAGACCGGATTCGGGTCGTAAAAGCGTCCGCTCATGGGATCTCCCAAAGAAAAAGCCCGCACTTGGCGGGCTTGAATGGCTGGGACCGAAAAGGGCCTATTCCTAGGCTTATCCCTTGCGGCGCAATGGTTTTGACCGGGACCGAACTGCGTTTAGGCAGGCATCCCAGAGGGGTGGTAGGATTCGGGCCAGATATCCACAGGCCCGGGCCATGAGTAAGGAAAAGTTCGACCTCTCCAACGTCGGCGGCCAGCCGAAGGATTGGGCTCAGAAGAGCCATGAGGCCGAAGTCGATTCATACCGAACGCCAACAAGACGCTACTTCGCTACAGTTTCGTCTTCCTATGGCACTGCGGAAGTTCTGCTCGGTACTTTCACCTGCTTAGATGATGCTCAGAACGCCGCCGATAAGAAATTCCTCTGGAGCGGCCAGTCAATCGTGTCAATACGGGCTGAAACGAACTTCCAAGCTGCCCTGTATGGGATATCCAGAATCGCGATCCGTACTCTTAGGATCTCATTTGGAGCAGCCATTGCTGCGGCGGCCTACATTTTCCTGAACGATGGCGCTTTAGACTTTGCAAAGGTCCCGTTTGCTGCCATGACACTTTCCCTGCTAATAGGATCGTTGTCCAAGATTGCCTTCATGTGCGGCCTCTACTGGCTAGCATGGGTTATTGCATTTGGAGAAGGACCGAGGACGAAAGCAAGCTGATGGATAAGACACTGATTGCTGTCTTTATGGCGCCCATCCTTGGGCCTATTATTTGGCGGATATTGAACGTTCCAGGCGCGCTGGCTTCCAGGATCGTGTGGAAGTACTTCCCCTATGGAAAGCTCCGTTCTTTTCTATTGAGAGACGGCGACCCTTTCAAGGCCGCCGAACATCCTGCCGATCCCTCTTATCACGGCTACCAGAAGGCACGTCGCCCGAAGCCGACGCTGGGAATGCCAAGGCGTTGAGTCCAACAGGAGCCGCATAGGGCGCTGACTGAGCGATGCGTGCAAGCCCATTTACCGCTCCAGTAGTTGCAGGACGAGAGAGCATCAAGGCGTTCGCTGCTGTTGGACTGTTTGCAATCCGCCCTGCCAGCAATCCTGCGCCCGCAAGACGAGCCCATGCCGGAAGTTCATCGTTGCTAGCTAGGTAGGCTCCGCCGCCAAGACCAAGAAGGTTGTTGATAGCAACTCGTTCCGCCGTGCCGGAATTGGGGATGGGGTCCTTAAGGACGTTCTGCCCGACTCGTGCGAGCTCTCGCATCTCCTTGGTCGAGCCATTGCGGACCATCGGCCACAGAGCGGCAGGTCGAATATCCCCAGATGCTCCCGCAACTTGCTTTAGCGCGTCCTCAGCCGTTCGCAGGTTCGCCCATTGGGAGTTAGCCTGCTTCAGAAGCGCTGCATCCCCGTTCCCGACACTTCGGAAGGCAGCCTCGTCCACAACCTTGCGCATCGCTTTGACCATCCCTTCAATTGCAGGGTCGCCCTTCACCTTTGCTAGCTCGCTGCGGAGCGACTGATACTTTGCACCGCTGACCGAGCCGTCTGCAAAGTTGTCGAGAATGCTATCAAGCTGGTTCCTGACTACCTGCGCTCTATCCCCAGTCATGTTCCTCATCGCCGTCTGCTCGATCCCCGCCAGACGAGTGAGGTCGGATCTGTCGAGAGATACGGTGTTACGGCTGAAAATGTTGTTGTAGACGCTACTGATCCCTTCTCGAGAGGCGCGCATCACGTCATCAGTAAGGACAGGCGCATCGGCACCGAATGTGTTGGACACGGCACGATTGAATGCTTGCTGTTGATTGCGGCCCGCGCTCGCTGCGCCGCTGAATGGAAGCGTGTTGAGAACAGATGACAAGCCCTTTAGGAATCGGGAATCGCTCACCTGTGCAACATGAAGCGGAATGCCAGCCTGCTTGGCAGTTTCAATTGAGCTTGCAATGGCCGGTTGCATCGCCTGCCCTGCTCTGCGTGCAGCCGCCCCGGCGATTCCAGAAGCCGCCTGCCCCGCTGCGCCCCCAGCTGCGCCAATTGCCGCACGTTGCGCCCTGCTTTCTTCTCCTACTGTAGGCTGCAGCCCAGAGAAGGCTGCACCCCTGGCGGCAGATTCGACGTAGGGAGCAGCCCTTGCCAGTCGGCCCGCTATGGACGCGCCACGCCCGGCAGGTATGGCGGCTTGAGCGATTTGACCGGTTATGTTCCCCGCCAAGCCGGCTCCCGTATCCATCAAGGGCTGGTCCCTCACCCGAGCTGCCTCTGCCTCACGGTCAGCACGTTCCCCAACGCCAAACCTTCGGTCTATAGCGTTGGTTGCAAGGCCAGTAACACCGAATAGATAAGGCGCAGCCTCAGAAGAAAGCAGCTGTGCAACACCAGTGGCTGAGTCCAAGATGGACTTGCCAGCGCCAGCAAAGAACTTCTCTACACCGCTCATGCCTTCAGTTGGATCAGGGCGTTCCGCCTGGACTGGCGGAAGGTCTGTAATTTTGCCCTGATGCCCATCCGATGAGTACTTGGCCCAAGGGCCATTGGCAGCGGGAGCCGGCGCGGGCTGCCCCTGGTACTTCTCCCACGGGCCAGCCATCAGATTCGCTCCCAGTTGTTCGGGTTGCTGGGGTCGCCGCCCTTGAATCGGTATCCATCCTCGACCATTCCAGCGGCTGGTCCAGATGCTCTTCCTGGCGCGTTCCTTGCCCCGTACTCAGCTTCGATCTCATCCATGTTCTCCGTATGGAGTTGGATGGCGCGGTCATTGATTCTTTCAATTCGCTGCAACTGCTGAATCACGTTCTTGTTGTCATTCAAATTGCCAAGCAGCTCATTCCATGCGCGCTCAGCATCGCCTTCGGTCTGGACACCCTTATTCAGCCGCAGAGAGTCATTTCGGAGCTTTTCAAACGAACTTCTCATGTTCTGATAGGCGCGGGACTCAGCCGTACTCTGCCCTGCCGCATTCCGCGCCTGATAGATGTAGTTGTTCATAGGGCCGAGCTCGAGATCCTTGTTCTCGAGCTGCTGACGAATGCTAGCGAGCTCTGAACCCATGCCCTGCGCAACAGAAAGCGCTTCGCGGCTCTCCTGACGCATCCTTAGGACACTGGCGGGGATCGGCTTAGGCGAGGCTTCCGGCTTGTCAGCAGGGCCACCAGGGATGACCTGCAGATTCCCGTCCGGGGTTGTTCGATAGCCGGCTGGCGCAGCGGCAGGCGCGCGATAAGGCTGTGCAATACCCGGACCATTGCTTGCCGAGCTGCCAGCGAATCTGTCAGCTACTGCCGGGCCTGCGTTATAGGCCGCCAAGGCAAGATCCGGGCGTCCCGGATAGCGACGCAGCATTGCCGTCAGGTAGTCGCGCCCAAATCTCACGTTCTCTTCTGGGGATCCATTCTGTAGCGGCGAAACACCGAAGCCTGGATTCGTACCGGTAGCTGGCATCACTTGGGTAAGGCCAACGGCACCCTTGTTCGACACAGCGGAGGGATTCCCGCCACTCTCCTGCTGGATAAGGGCAGGCAAAAGCTGCGCCGCCTGCTGCTCAGGAGACGCATTGGGGTCTACTTGAACCTTGCCTAAGATGTTCCGGACATAGTTGTCAGTCTCCGCGATCCCAAAGCCGCCCGGCTGCTGAGATCCGGCAATACCAGCCATAGGTGCCAACGAGATCCCCGCACCCGGTGTACCCCAACCGTAGCCCTCTTGGGTCTGCACAAGCTTGGGAACCATGCCGCTCGCCTGGCGCCGCTCTCTGTCAAGCTGGGCAAGCGCCGGGTTCTCCTGAAGCAGGCGAAGGCTCTGAATGTCGGCAGGAAGGTTCGAATAGGGGTTGGCAGCGGCAGTGCGCGGGTCGTTCTGAGAAGCGGCCAAAACCTGCTCGACAATCGGCATCACCGTCGTCTCGTCAAATTGGTCCGGAATCTCGGCGCCGAAGTTGCGTTTCAAGTAAGGGACTGCGGAGCGGTACAGGCCCGCCTGCATCTGAGGGTTACCGGAATACTGCTTGAGGCTCTTGGCAAGTCCAACAAGCTGTTGCTGCTGCCGGTTTCCTTCTGACTGATACGCCTCAGCACGCTTGGGATCCAATGCGTATGCCCGGTTTGTCGCGTCCAGATCTCCTGCGATCACCTGGGGGCCGATGGCCTGAAGTTCGGCCAGGCGATTTCGCTCAGTAACCGCCTTCTGCCGCTCCAGCCCGTTCGCTTGGCCTGCTGCGAAGGATTCGTAGAAATTTGCCATCAGGTCCTCCGAGTAGCCCAGTAATCACCAATTGCACCGCCGACACCGGCTAGCGCGTTGTTCCAGGCCTGCCCCTGGCCGAGATAGGCCGAAGCGCGAGCGTTGCCTGCGTTGGCGAGCTGGTTGCCTACCTGGGCGCCCGTGTTCTGGCCGAGGTTGTTGAGCTCGCTGTTGGCCTGGCTGCCGAGGCCCGCCAGCCGGAAGAGGTTGTTTGCGGCGTTTCCGAAGGCCTTGGAGCCCAGATTGGAGGCAAAGGTCATCCGGTCTGCGTCGGCGCCACCGGAATACAGGCCGCCACGGGCTGCCGCGCCCCGATCCAGCGCGTTGATACCTTCATCTCGGGCAACGAGGAAATCAGGGGTCTGATAGTAGGAACTGAAGTCCGGAGTGCCGCTGCCCGGATTCAAGACGCCACCGCCAGCCAGAGCGTTCCCGGTTCCGCCACCAGTCGAGAACTGCAGGCCACCGCCGCCGCCCGAGCTGCCGCTGCTGAAGAAGCCCATCGGGTCGTAGCTTGTGCCCCCGAACTGACCTGCGAGATTGGCAGGGTCAGTTACCTTGTCGAAGAAGCTACGCTTCTTCTTCTTGGCAGGTTCGGGCTCGCTGATCTGGATTCCGCTGGAGATAGGAGCCGAATAGGTCGGAAGTCCATACCACCCAGCCAGAACGTTGAGTGCGCCATTGCCAGTCACCTGATAAGGCAGCGTGTCCGCACGGCTCTGGTTGTACATCGCCAGTTGCGCCCGGATCGCGTCCTGAGAGGCGTTCGACGCCGCGTCGCCAGCACGGCCAGCCGCGTCGGACTGCATCTTGCCGCCGATCAGGCTCCCAGCCGCTCCTACAATTGCACCTGCAGCAGGCATATCAGCTCTCCAATACCGAGTAGTCGTCGTTTGTCACGGCCCAGCGATACGCCAGCCGCAGCCCTTTGTTCTTGTTGTCCAGCTCGCAGCAGCGCTTGAACGCCCACACGGGGCCGTCTGTGCCTCGCACCCAGAGATCGATGTCCCAGCTGTAGTGCTTCACGTCGTGGGCCACACCGCCGCGCTGGAAGGCCTTCTCGGCCACGTAGTCGAGGCGGAACCCGACTCGCTCGGTCAGTCGCATGGCCGGAATGTTGTCTACCGGCACCTTCGTGACGATCTTGGTCACCTCAGTGCCGCAGAACAGGTACTCAGCGGCCTGTGCACAGAACCCTGCCACGCCCTTGGAGTGCGGCAGGAACATCGTGTGCACCTCTATCACCCCGTCACCTAGCCGGTGGAAGAAGAACCCGCCGCCCTCAAACTCGATCCCGATCCCCTGATCGAAGATCCTGGCGAGCGGCAACGGCCCTTCCACGCCGTCCGGGGCAATCCACGGACGCACGGCAGGGTGATCCATGACTTCCTGCAGGAAGCCTGGATCGGTTGCGATTTTCATCAGTCGTCCGTCTGTTCCGGGGTCAGCACCGCGCCGATCACGTCGGTTTTGCGGGCAGAGGAAGTGGTGAACTCAAAAATCCAGTTACGCTTTCGACCTATGCGCATATAGCGCTGGCGAACCTCGTACTCGCCCGTCGCGCCCAGCGAGCGCTCCTTCCAGTTGGACCAGTTCTGTCCCCGGTCGGTGCTGTAGCGCAGCAACAGGATGTGATCGGTGTCGGCCATGTCAGAGCACGCAGGTTGCTGTTGCCATGTAAACGTCGAATGCGCCGACGAATGCGAGCTTGCCCAATGATGGCGACCAGCCAAGCGCGTTCCAGCGCTTCAGGCCCGGATAGAGTTGCCAAGTGACGCCGCCGTCGAAAGAAACCCCAAGCGATTCATCGGAGCCGGTTCCGTAGCCGTTTGCTATCACGCACCCCATCTCAGGGATGACGAGAACTGGTTCCACTATCGACCCACTCCGGAACACTTGCACCGATGTGAAGTTGATGCCGTCCGACGAATAGAAGACCTGATTCCCAGAGTTACCGAAGATGAGCCTACGCTTGGCGTCATACACAAGATCAGTGCAGCCAGTGGGAGCTGTGCCAACCGTAGAGAACCCGGATGTCCCGGTTTCGGAATGGACTACAGCGCCACTCAGCTGGGCGATCACGATGTACTTCTGCAGATGATCGGCATAGACAAAAGTAGAAAGGCCGCTGATGTCCGAATATGGCGCCGACTCCTGCCACGCGATTCCATCCGAACTGCTATACGCTCGACTTGACGCGTATGCCAGGAACTTCCCACCAGCCCACTTACCCCTCGGCTGGCTTGTAGTGGTTCCGCCAGTCGCTACAGTTAGAGTCTCTCCGCCGTCATCGGAGTAATAGATCCCCGTTCCTCCGAAGAAAACAATTCGCCCTGTCGTCGGGTTTTGAGCCTGATATGACAAAGTTGGGCCACCCTTGTCGGTCCAAGTAACGCCTCCGTCCAAAGACACCTTGCGAGTAGTGGAGGTGCAGGCGATGAAGCGAGAGAACATCTCGGAATAGATGCAGCTACCAAACTGGTTCCCAGTGCCGCCGTAGGAATACGGACCAGTGAAGGTAGTGAAGCCCCACGTCAGCGGCTTGATGGTGAACTGAGCTTGGAAGTTGGCGATGCGGCCGACAGCGTCGCGGGCCTGCGCAGATACGGTGAAGGTTCCAACTTCAGGGCTAGGCCAGCTCAGCGCGCCCGAGGGGCTGATGGTTAGCGTCACGGGGCCAGCGGACTTCCGGATAGCCACCGGAGTGGAGCCGCCCGTGGCCGTCAGGGTCGCGGTATAGGTCGGGCCAGCGCAGGCGTTTGCGAGGGTGCCAGACAGCGTCGGAGCGCCAGGGTACTGAGGGGCTGGGCCAAGCGGCGCTTGCGGGACAGTCGGCAACGTGCCGGTGCCAAAGATCAGCTCGGCATTGGGGATGATCAGCTGACTCTGATTGTCGTGCAGGACGCCCGTCACATGGCGCCGGATCATTGGAGACTGGCCTTCAAGGAAGTATTCCCAGTCGACGATCCACAGGCGGCCTGTCTGGAAATCACCGCCGTACCACTTGTCGCCGCTCTCAACCAAGTGGCTAAGACGCCAACGGTCCATGCCGAAGGACTGGCGGCGAGCCCACAGCCCCGTCACCACGTCGTAGCCGAATGTCATCCCGTCAGGGAAGGTCAGGTAGTAGACCTTATAGCCGCGATCCTCCCACACGTAGGAGATGGCCTCTGACCAGTTGTAACCCGCAATAGCCTTCTCCAGCGGCTGAGTGGAGATCCGCCGAGGCGAATAGCCGTCCAGGCGGTAGACCATGCCGTCATTGCCAAGCCAGAACAGGGTGTTGTCCAACTTTTGGATGGTGTGGCGCGACGCACAGCCACGCGCCATGGAATTTCTGCGGTTCTGGAAAGTCCCAGTCGCCTGCCCGGTGTTGAAGAAGAACTCGGTCGTACGCTGACCGAAAACGACGACTTCGGACGCATTCGATGCAAGGCCGACGATCTTGTCGGGGAGCGCCTCCGCCTCGTACCGATCAAGCGTGTTGTAATCGGTAGCATCGGCCAGATTTGAGTGGAACCAATAGCGACCCAGCGGCTCGACACCCAGCGTGAACGAGTCAAGATAGTCCGACGAGATCGACCCCGGATAGCCCTCGTCCGTGATCTTGGCAAAGGTGTTATCCACCGTGCTGTAGACGTATCCACCACCGCCCTGCCCGTTCTCAACCAGCAGCTGATAGCCGGTATTGAACTGGTTATGCGTCATCTGCACGCGGCTGACGCCAGGAATCAGGCCGAGCGCGTCGACACCGCCATCCACTCGCTTGCGGTACAGCGTCTGCCCAGAGACAAAGTAGAGCTGCCCCTCAAGATCGTGCATGCCACGGATCGGCGCGGAACTCGCACCCAGCCACAGGTTCTCCCGAAGGCCCGGACACGTCTCAAGCTTCCACGGGGTGCGAGTGCCCGGGACCTCCGCCCGAGTCGGCAGCCAGTTCACCGTGTCCTGGCACGACCACGGCAGGCTGCTATCAGTGTAGAAGCCACCGATCATCTCTACGGGCTGGGCGCGCATTAGCGGTAATACCCCTCATACCAAGCGCCCCACGACTGGCCTTGGCCGACCGGAAGATCAGGGTAAGAAATGCGGGAGTAGTCGGCGGACGCGACTTGGGCGCGCAGATTGCCGAGCAGATCGTGTGCCATCTGGAACACGTCCGGATCCAGCGCAACGCCATATCGGGTGCGCAGCCTGGTCGCCAGCAGGTAGGTAATGGCCTCTTCGGCCTCAGGCAGCACCGGCATCATGTCGTCAGGCTTGGATACCGGCGACCAGCCAAGGCTCAATCCCTCAGCCTCCAGCGTGGTCATCATCAGGTTCAGAGCGCGGATAGCGTCCTCTGCATCCTTCGCTTCGGGAGCCTCATCAGCGTCAACGACGCGGAGAATCAGCAGCGCATCGCGGATTACCTCGCTGACCTTGCTCATTGGGCGGCCTTCGGCTTCGGACCGGGCTTCTTGCGCTCCTTCACCGGCTCATCAGCGGCGGCAGGCGCAGTCTCGGCCTTGGCTGCTGGCTTCTTGTCATAGGCAAAGAAGCCATCCTTCGCAGCCTCAGCCTCACACTCGGCGTCATCCACGATCCGCCACTCAGCAGCGAGGTCGCCGCCGAGATAGATCATCTTGGGGAATTCCATGAGCCCTCCAAAAAGAAGGGGGCGACCAAGGCGGCCGCCCCCGTTGGGCGTTACTGGGTGACGCGGACTGCGTGGTCCGGACGGATCCCGGCCGGGAGGGCAAACAGAACGTCGATTCGGGTGTTCTCGAGATCGTTCTTGCCGTCGCCGAAGGTCATCACACGAACGCTGATGCCCTTGGTGGTGGCGGTATAGCCCTCACAGGACGCCAGTACTGGCAGTGGCGCGAAGGCCGATGCGAAGGCGTTCTTGTGGAACACCAGGTTCTGCAGCGCGCTGGAAGAAGCCGTGCCGAAGATGGTGATGGCGGCGGCGGCGGCGGGCGAAGCATTGACAGTGCCGATCAGGGTGGGGCTGGTCGGGGTGATTGCCGGGAAGATCGACACATTGCCCGCGCCGCCAGCGTAGTCAGCGGTGACCACGAACTGACGGAGCTTGCCGGTGCTGACGCCAGTGATCGGGTGAACCGAGAACACGCCTGCAATGGTGAAGGTGGAGCCACGGGTGATCGGGCCGGTGCCAGTGACCACTGCCAGGGTGTTGCCAGTCTGACCTGCTCCACCGACCGCGTAGCCAGTGCCAGCACCGTTGGTGTGGACCGGCAGCGAAAGCTGCTCGAAGAAGTCCAGATTGGCGAAACGGCCGACGGCGTTGTCGCTGAACTCGCCCCGGATCTCCTTGCCGTCGTGGAACAGGGCGGCATTGGCCTCAGCCAGTGCGTCGCTCGCATCCAGCGAGAAGTGCGAGTAGCGCATGTCGTT